AATATGATAGTATTCAAAAAATTTTAGTGATGGAAAGTATAAACGGGGAAAATTTATCCCATAATTGGGGAGAAAAAGCGTCAGATGTCCCCCCTGAATTATTTCAAAAAGTAATTGACATAGTTCGGATTTTAGTGAAACATCAAATACTTTATCCGGATCTTACAGGGTATAATTTTGTTCAAGATAGTGAAACTTATGGAAAAATTTGGATTATTGATTTTGAACATAGTTCTTTCATGAAATCAAAAGAAATAAATAATATTCACTTACTTAATATATATAACGGCAATCAAATATGGAATCCTGATTTTAAATAAAAATGATTTATATTTATTATTAGGGATTGTAAAATTCTCAAATTTATAAATATTTTAATGTATCATCATAAAGTTTATTATTTATGTATTACATAAATAATGAAAAAATAAAAGATGAAACATATATTGTATCATATAATATATCAAATAAAATAAATAAACAAATATGCAGAATTTATGAATTATCTTCTCCAGAATATCATTATGAACAAATGCACCATTATCATGGTTGTGGATTATATATTTCAGGAAAATTAATTTCCTATGGAACTAATTCATCACGTAATTATTCACGTGATAAATGGATACAAGGTCATTCGTGTCATGCAGAAATTGACGCATTACGGAAATTTCATAAAAATTATTCTAATAAATATAGTTCTAAAAAAATGTTCAATTTATATTCAAAAATGACATTAGTTATTGTTCGCTATAATAGAGATAAACTTAAAAATAGCATATCAGCTCCATGTGTAGCATGTTCAAAAAAAATAAAAGATTTAGGGATAAAAACAATTATCTATTGCGATGAAACAAATGCTTATCGAAAAATAAAAACATGTGATTATGAAACCACCCATATTTCAAATTGTCAGAAAAAATACAATCTTTTATGATACATTATTATTTTTACTTAATATTTACTTAATATTAATATTTTTATTGCAGTTTATAAGTTTAATTTTTTCTTGAGATCCATGGTGGGATCGTATATTTTTAATTTTTTTGTTTTTAATAGATACATTTTCACTTCCTACAATAGCTATTCCAATAGCTTGTGAGCTATTTTTTTTCTGTGTTTTTCCTAAATTATAAACCCCATCAATTAAACAATTTTCAATAGTGACATTTAATCCTTGGGAAATAAATAATCCAATATTTCCTTTCATGACATGACTCATAGAATCACGTCCATGAATCCAATAATAATCATTTCCTTCATTGCACATTTTCCGTAAATCTATATGAGTACCTGATAACCATTCATTAACAATAAATTCAGGAATATTGATTGTTCCTCTTTCTTTATCAGTTTCAGCAAATTTACAAATCGCCATTTGCATATCACCAATTACGTTTGAGATATAACAACCATTTTCATCTATACATCCACCAAAATCACAAACATCTCCCACGGGTCCAACAAATTCATCTTTACCATAAGAATTTGTATCTTGATCAGTTTCTTCTTTTTTCTTAAATATACCCATTATTTCAGTAGAATTAGATAATGTACTTTCAATAATAATATTTTTTAAATAAATATGTTTATTGCCAATACTATCTTCATTACGAAAAGGTTTAAAATCATTTACTAAAACCCCTAATGTATTCAAAGAAATGCCATATACATTATCATCCATGAGCCTTGTTTTATTTTTAAAAATTCCTTCATATTCTGTTCCAAGTAAAACATAATTTTCAAAAGCTTTAATTTCATTGACTACGTTATCATAAATTTCCTGCACTGATTTACTTTGCCCATTACATATTTTTAAAATTGATTCTGAATCTTTTTTAACAATATTTTCTAAAAAGGATAAATCAAATTTTGCATGACTATATGTTGATAACATTGAAACGTCGGTTGATGTTCCACATAATTTACAGTTTTCAATAAAAATATATTCACCACCATTTAAGGATATTCCTGCAACCTCATAATGACGAAATAATAAATTATTCATATAAATATTTTTCATTCCATTTCCATGAATTCCATGATGTGATGTTAAACCTAAAGTTCCATTAAAAATACCACAATTATTCACGAAAATAATGTGAGGACCAAAATTAGCAGGTCCTTGCTTAGGAATAAAGGGCGTACTTGCTAATTCAATTAAGGCAAAAAAACGTTGTTTTAAAGCAAATTCTTTGGAACATTCAATAGAAAACCCATTTAAATCGAAAATGACATCGTCGCTTTCAAATACAAACGCAGCAAAAAATCCTAAAACATAACCTTTTTGTGGAGGGTATTTTTCAGCTTGATCTTTTTTAGGCTGAAATTGATTATCGGGGTTGGGATGAAAGACAATATTTTCTTGAAGTTGATAATGACCAGGTTCTTGAAATATGTAACTTCCTTCAAATAAATCCTTATTATAAATAGGTTTCATCTTATAATAATAAATAAGATAAAATAGAGAAAAAAGTAAAAAAAATAGTTTCTAAATTATTTTGAGAATATATAATATTCCAAATATCTTTCAATAAATCCTACTATATTTTTCTTAAAAGTATTCGGAAGTATTACAACAACGAGAATACATATAAAATATAAAGTAATCAATTTATTTAATATTCGATTCGTATATTTTGAAACCTCATTTAATTGATCATATTCATTAGGAGGATTATAAGAACATGCCAATAATATATAAGATATTAGTAAATAACATGGTAACCCATAAATAAAAGAAATTCCTTTATAATTTGCCATAAAAGTTAAAAATAGCCAAATAAAATGAATTACACCAATAGATATTAAAGCATATACTTTTAGATATAATTTATCATTTATTAAATAAGATAAACGAGGATCAATCTCTTTTAAATCATTCTTTAATAAAAGAATGACTATAAATGCTATTAAAAATGCGTAAAGATAAAATAAATCCTTCATTACTTTATAATTATAAAAAAAATGAACTTATTTAATTTATTTAATGTATTTATTTATTTTAATTTATTTATTTTATCTATTTCATTTTATTTTGTAAATTAAATCATTCAATGCCTTCATTTAATAATTTACTTTTTCATTTTTTCATATGCTTCAAAATATAAACGTCCCCCAATTCGAGTAGCTTCAGAAGTAAAATGGATATTGTCTTCCGTTGATTTTAAGTTAGATAGTTCTGCATAATTATAATACTCATCTTTAATTGTACGTATAACATGATTTATCGGATCACTATTAAAATTATCCTGATAATAATTTAGTATGGTTCCAGCTATAAAAGGAGTTAATACATTATTATTTACTATTTTGAATTGTTTAATTACTTTTTTAAGAGCAATACGATAATAATCTGGATTTGAATTTGTAAAATAATCACTCTCTCCTTGATGCCATAAAATAACATCAAATTTAATAGAATTATAATTTAAAAGTTGGTCAAAAGCATTTTTTACACTTTTCTCTATTCTATCAAAAATTTCTCCACCTTTTCTATTCGTAAATTCTATTGTTCTTATATACTCATCATAATATTTTTCATTTTTATCAAATTTAGCCCACATACTTATTGGTCGTCCCCCTTCACATTCATTAATTATTCCTGGTCGAATACCAGGATAATTTTTAACTAAATATTTAGCAAATTGAAAAACAAATAAATTTGTACCTGGAACACGACATCTTTCTTGATCTCCTAAAGAATTATCTTGTAGATTTGCGATAACCCATTGATTTGTATTCACATTATAAGAATATATAGATGAATTAACTTGATCATCAATATTATTTAAATCATATTTTGAATCCCATCCTCCAGCATTACTTTGTCCAGAAGATAATATTATAAAGTTTGGCTCATAATTAGTTAATTTTCTATAAATAGGTATTTTTTTTATATACATTAAATTAATTAAATTTTTGTAAACTAGTTTATCATAATCAGGATAATTTTCTAAATTTTTTAACCATAATTGATAAGTATTAAAATTTATTACTTTATATTTTAAACAACGTATGATGTTTTTTATATTAATTTTTTTTAATTCTTCCTTTGATATATTTAATTTCATATATTATTATAAATATTATATAAAATATTTATTGAATAATAAATTAAATTTTTATTATTCAATAAATAAATATATTGTTAAAAAAATATTTTAATGAAAAATTTGTTTTATTATTTCTTCTTTTATTTGTAATTTTTTAAAAATTAATAACATCATCTGCACATCATTTTGAGCTCGATGTGCAACAGGTACATATCCGTATAAATGTTCAAAAATTGCACTTAAAGATTTTTGCGCAATTTCTTTCTCTAAAAATAAACGCAAAATAATACGGCTATCCAATAAACGACATTTATTTGGCTTTAGTATTTGCTTTTGTAATAATAATTTATGGTCAAAGCTATTGCCATTATGTGCTACAAAAATGGGATTTTCACAATAAGTAAAAATAGAGTCCATTTCTTCATAAAAATCATAAATAGAACAACCAAAACGATTTAAATTTTCATCCGTTATTCCAGTTAATGAAGTAATTTCAAAACTTAAACATTTATTTTTAGGTGTTTTTACTAAGCCAGTAGAAGGTACACAATTGGTAGAAAATTCCTGAAAATGTCTATCAATAATATCTACCTCTTCGCCACGATTAAGTAAACCTGTTGTTTCTAAATCATAAAAAAAGATCATATTTTCTAATTTTTGTTTTAACACAATACTTAATAATTTTAATAGTTCATAATTTAAAAAGGTCTCTTTCTGAAGTTTTACTTTCGTTTTAGTAAAGTTATGAAAATTCCACAGTTCTAACTCATATTGGTTTTCAGTATTTGGACTACATAAATGGTAATACAAAATTAGCTGCATAATATGTTTATTTGAACATTGCTTCGTCATTTTAATGTCAACAATTTTTTGATGTGAAATTAAATCTAATTCGCCAACCAATGGTAATTTTTGATGTTTAACAGTGGGGTGAAATAAATATTCTTCTTTTATCTGTCCCGTATATTCTTTCACATAATTTACATAAAATTGTAGATCTTCTAATTCTTCTTCAAAAGATTCTTTCCATAAATAGGCTGTTTCATTTGATTGTTGATAATAAAATAAAGTACATTGGAAAATATGATAATGTAATGATTCTTCATTAGGATTATCACTAATATCTATTTTTTTCTGAAAAATGTTGTTAGCTTGTTTTTCTACTAATTGTATAGATTGAAGTAAATTTTCTTTTGAATAATGGGAAACATCATTATAACAATCAAGAAAAAATTCTTTTTCATAATCATTTTCTAATACTTCTACTAAATACTGATATAGTTCTTCTTCCCTTTTCTTAAATGTTTTTTTGATTTTACTAAAACTACTTAATGTCACTAAATCTTTAGCAATAAATGGACATTTTATTTTTAATATTTTATAACCACCCAGGCAATTTTTTGGTATAATAATGGTATTTAATAAAATTTTTTTTAATTTTACTAAAAAATCAACATCTTTGTTTCTCCTAACTTGATAATAGAAATTGAATATATTTTCCATATATATACCATATAATGCGCTATATATGCTATAATTTTTAATTTCGGGACGTTGAAATGAATCTATTTGAATTTTTTCAGGAAAAAGAGATTCTTCTTCAATACCGTAAGGAATAATATTTTCAAAATGAAATAAATGAATATCATCGAAAAACTTTTTTGATCCCAATATTTCAGTGACCGTATAATACATGGGTTTAATTTCTTCTTTAAATATTAACTTTGGAAGTATTTTAAAAGGAATATTTTCTAATACATAATAATCAGGTGGACAATCTTTTAGTGGGTACCAACAATTTTTTCGATGATCAATGTATATATTCATATCATAAGCAGCACGACTAACTCCTACATACCATAAATATTTAAACTCATTATATTTTTCTTCATTGGGTGTCATTCCAAAAGTATTAAAATGAAAATTTAATAAAAAAACTTGATCAAATTCCAGTCCCTTTGAACCATGAATTGTAAGTAAGTTAATGCATCCTTCTTGTTTCTTAAATTTATCTAATAGTACTTCTTCTTGATTTGTATCTTCATAGTGTTTAATATAAGATATACCAAAATCTTGTAACCTATTGGTCATTAAACTTAATCCAATATTAGTATATGTATCATTGATTGGTTTTGATTTTTTAACCGGACCAATAATTGCTATATTTTCATAAGAATAAGAAGAATTCTTTATTTTCTGTACAATATTTTCAATAATTTCATCAATCGATCCCACAAATATTTTAGGATAGTTTTTCTTTCGTTTTTTGGTAGAAATCATTTTAGAGGTTAATAAATCCCATGGACGAAATTGATTGATAAAATCCACAATTTCGGGCGTCGAACGATAATTTTTATTAAGTGTATAAATCTTTTTGGAATGTTCGATTAAATATTTATCACTTCCATTTTGAAATTGATAAATATTCTGATTAGGATCACCAATCATAATCACGGGAATATCAAAGCATTTCTGCAGTTTCATAATAAATTCATATTGAATTTGTGATATATCTTGTGCTTCATCAACAAAAATAACT